TGCTTGACGAACAGCGCCCTCACGTCGGCGGTGACCTTCGCGTCGCGGGTGACGCCCTCGACCGCCGGCGGCTCCCACTTCTCGTCGACGAGCTCGCTGGCCTTCGTCTCGGCCTTCGCGTCTTTCGTCTCGGTGGTCTCGACCTTCGTCTCGTCGGCCGCCTGCTTCGTCTCGGCCTTGCCCTCGCCGTCGAGCATCGACCCGGCCGACGCCTTCGTGTCGGCCGTGGTCGCCGCGACCTTCGTCTCGGTCGACGTGGCGTCCGCCTTCGCGTCGCCGGCAGTCGTGGTGGTGGTCGAGGCGCCCTTCGCTTCCATCACCGCGAAGCGTCAGGGGCGGAGTGGACGCGGTCGTTTCTGCGTTCGCGACGGCCCTCGAGCAGCATCTTGTCGGTGAGGTCCGCGTCGACCCGCTCCAGCTGCTCGAGCAGCCAGCGCCCGACCGACTGCTGCCCGAGGTTGTAGTCGCGTGAGAGCGCCTCACCCGTGAACGCGTTCCCGTCGAGCTTCGCCGCTCGGTAGATGAGGTTGAACAGGTGCCGTCGACCCTGCTCGGTGCTCAGCACCCAGGCGTGCGCGTCGTCGAGCCGCTCCTGCGCGTCCTTCTGAGCTTCGGCCGCTTTGTCGACCGGCGAGCTCAGAGGCAGAGGATGTTGACGACGTGCGAAGCCGAGTTGGCGGCGGTGACCGTGAGCGTCGTGCCCGAGAGGCCCACCGCGCATCCGCCCGCGGCGATCGCCGCCGTCGCGCCGACCGGAGAGCAGTTGCACTGCGAGCCGGCCGTCACCGTCGCCGTGCACACCGAGGGCGAGGCTCCGTTCAGCGTGCAGGTGGTCTTCGTGGTCGAGCCGGCCACCGTCAGCGGCCCGAGCACCTTCAGCTCGGTGCTGGTGCCGCCGATGCACAGCGCTGAACCGCACCGCTGTTGCGCGTACGCGACCGCGGCGACGAGGACGACTGCAAGAACCGAGGCCACCGCGATGAGCTTTCGCATGGTGGGAAGGCTCTCGCTCCGCGTGGACGCGGTCGGTTTAGGCCCGCCCGCCGGTGATCGACTGGAGCAACCGGCTGGCCGCGTTGTCGCCTTCGAGGTCGGTCTCGCTGGCGGTCTTCGCCACATCGGCCACCTGCTGCGCCTGCTGCACCGCGGCCTGCGCCTGCTGCTGCTCGGCGCGAGCGGCGCGGCGCTGAGCGACCTTCTCGTCGCTGCGCACGATTTCCGGCCGCGTGCCGGCCCGCTGGTGGAAGTCGTCGACCGCCTGGTCCATGTCGAGCTTGTCGAGCACGTCGGGCTGCTGGCCGGCGGCGAGCTGCATCTGCGCGAGGGTCCCGGTGAAGGCGACGAGCGAGTGCAGGCTCGTGATGCCCATCGCGCGCTGCGCCTGGGCCAGCACCGACTGGTACTCGACGCGAATCTCCTGGCCCTGGAGCTCCTTCGGCGGCGGCGGCATGAGGCCCTGCCGCATGAGGATGCTCGAGCCGCGGTCGACGAGCGGGTCAAGCAGCTCGTGGTCGAGGCGCATCAGGTACGGGCCCATGAGGAGCATCTTCTCCTCGCGCCGGCGGAGCACCTCGGTGGCGGTCATCTGCCCCTGCGTGTCGTTCGCGAACATCACCCAGATGTCGACGCCGTACGCCTCGTCGATGCGCTTCTCGTGCTCGCGGATGCTGGCCTCGATTGCGGTGAGGCCCGCCGGGTTCGGCTCGTACACCGGGCGCACGGCCTGCGCGGGCCCGAGGCTGTCGACGAACATCAGCGAGTTTGGGAGCAGCGACACGGGCTCGCCGCGCATCGCGCTGGGCAGCTGCATCGAGGGCTGCGCCAGCTTGTCGATGAACTGCGCCTTGCGCCGCTCGAGCGTCTGAAGCGCCTTCGCGTCGCCGATGGCGTCGTGGCCGGTGCCGGTGCCGTAGATGTCCTCGCCGTTCACGTCCCAGCGCGGCGCCATGTCCGGGTCTTCGCGGAAGCCTCGTTCGGAGAGGAACCCCTTCGCCTCGTCGGAACCGAGCTCGAGGTAGCACGAGCGAATCGGCATGCCGCGGCGGTCGAGCTGCCCCCTCACGAGCTCTCGGTTCGGCTCCTTCACGTGGAGCACCTCGAACCAGTGGTCGAGCCGGTTGTTCTCGTACGCGTCGCGGCAGCGGTCGCTCACCTTCGAGAAGTCAATCTTCCCGGTCTCCGCGTCGAGGCAGAACTTCTCCACGATCTGCGACGCGGTCATCTGGAACTTTCGGTAGACCGTGTCGACCCGCTGCCGCCAGCTGTTCGCGAGGTAGAAGCTGCCGATGGGGTACAGGTACGAGCGGAGCACGCGCTCACTGTCCTCCTCGACGTGCATGCATCCCGTGCCGTAGTCGAGGTCGCCGTAGATGGAGTGCAGCGTCCCGTACACGTTGCTGCGCTGGAACGCCCACAGCAGGCGGTCGGCGAGCGTCGAGAGCCAGCTCTGCACCGGCTCGTACTCGTTGAGGCCAGGGTCGGGCGTGCTGTAGCGAATCCACGGCGTGGCCGGGTTGGTCAGCCCGCCCATGATGCCCGCGGCCTTGATTCGGCTGGCGCGCGTCGCCTTGTTGTTGACGATGCTGAGGTCCTTGCGCTCCCCCTTGTTCGCGTCGGTGGTGAAGAACCGGCCGTGGCGCGGCGAGATGAACGCGGAGATGTCGCGCCAGGTCGGCTCCCAGCTCGAGCGCTCTGACTCGAGCTGTGAGAGGCGCTGCCGCACCTTCTGCACCGCGCTCGCCTTCGTGCCCGACTGCGAGGAGCCGGCGAGGTACTCGTCGTTGTAGAGGCCGTCGTTCGCCACGGCTCAGAACCCCCCGAGCATCGAGTCGTCGTACTCGCCGTTCATCATCGACTGCCGCCGGCCCCGCCCGCTGATGCCCGAGAGCGCCTGCGACATCTTCCGCGCCTGCGCTGCCTTGTCGGTGAGGTCAGGCACGCCGGTGCTCGCGCTGACCTTCTTCGTCGACTCGATGCCTTCCTTCGCCGCCTTCGACTGGTACGAGCGGTACGCGTCGACCATCGGCTTCTCGTTCTTGGCGAGCGTGCCGGCCTTCTCCTTCTCGAGCAGTGCCTTGCCCTGTTCGGACTCGCCCCAGTCGACCCACCACTCGGTGTTCTTGCGGCTCGAGCTCGCGCCCTGTCCACCGAGGTCACGAAAGAAATTGCTCACGGTCGGCTCCTCATGCGTACGGGTCGTAATCGGGCGCGCGTGCTGACTCGCCGCCGGCGTCGCGCTCAGCCTTCGGGGTGACGGGTGCGGCGAACGTGGTCGCCAGCGCGTCGCCGACGTCCGGCGAGGGGAGACCGCGCGCGCGCATGTCGTCCTTCGACTCGAGCTGCAGCTTCCCGCGGACGTTCGCGTACGTGTACCGAGGCGCGGTGAGGTCCTGCACGATCTCCTGCGACTCAGGCAGCGCAGCCGCCGGCATCCACTGCGCCATGTTCCACCACATCTCGGCGCGCAGGTTCTCGAAGCGCGGGTGTGTCGCTTTGCCGCCGAAGTCCACGGGAATGACTCCGCGCACCTTCAGCTGCTTCAGCCGGTCGATGACGCCGGCGCCCATCGCGCCGACGTCGACGAACGCAGCGTCGGCCTCCCACTTCGCAATCTTCTGCGCGACGAGCGACGCGACGAGCATCGTGTCGGCCTTCCTGATGATGGTCGGGGAGAAGCACACGAAACCCTGGCGGCCGATGATGACGGTGCGGTCGTCGCCGTACCGCGCGACGTCGACGCCAAGCACCCTCGGCGCGTACTGGTAGTCGGCCTTTCCATACGTGCGCTCCTGCGCCGCGAGCACCAGGTCGAGCTTGATCAGCGCGTCGTCGACCGCGGCCGCGAAGTCGCACTCCATCTCCTGTGCGAACTGCGAAGGCGTCATCTCGCGCCGCATCTGTTCGACTTCGGCCTCGCTCAGCGCGTCCGTGTCGAACCAGCGCCGCAGGTCAGCCAACCAACCGGCCTCGCCCTTCAGCGCGCGGTAGTAGAGCTCGCTGAAGATGTTCACGCCCTTCGGGGTGCCGATGAAGATCGCCCAACCCTCGCGATCGGCCAGCGCGGGACGGAGAATCTCGCCCCAGAGGTTGGGCTTCATGTCGGCCTTCTCGTCGAGCACCAGGCCGTCGAAGTACAGGCCGCGGAAGCTGTCGGGGTTGTCGGCGCCGAACAGGCGAATGCGCGCGCCGTTCGGGAACTCGACCGAGAGCTCGCCCTCGTGGATGACCACGCCGGGCACCATGCGGGCGTACTTGCGCAGGTAGTCCCACGCGATGCCCTTCACCTGCTTCAACTGCGGAGCGATGTACCCGAACCGAGCGTCGGGCCGCGTCGACGCGAGCGCCGCGAGAATCAGCTCGAGGATGCACCACAGCGTCTTGCCCGCGCGGCGGTGCCAGACCAGCACGAGAAACCGGCAGGCCAGGCGGAGCGCGTGCGCCGCCTTCTGGTGGGCTCGCGGCTTGAAACCGAAGTCGATGACTCCGGCCGGGACCATGGCGCTCAAGGCTTCGGCTCCGCGAACGGGTCGATGACGTTGAACGAGACGCTGCCGCTGTGCGCGATGGGCTGCGACACCTTGCCCTCGACGCGCTCGACGATGAGCTCGCAGGCCCTCAGTGCGACCTTCTCGTTCTTCGAGTCGATGAGCTCGGAGAGGCGCGCGAGCGCGCGCGGGTGCATCGCCTTGTAGGCCTCCTTCACATCGTCAGGCAGCTTCGGGCGACCGCCGGCGTTCGCGGTCGAGCCCTTCAGCAGCCGGCCAGAGGCGTCACGAGCGGCCCTTGTTTTCGGCTTGTTCTGAAGCTTCTTCGCCACGGGCCTACAGCGTGTGAGCCGGTGTGGACGGGGTCGGAATTACGGCGCGCGCACTTCGCGGGCGCCACGCCGGCGACGCAGGACGAACTCGTGCGCAGCGTCCATGAGGTTCTCCCACGCGCGCTGGAACTCGAGGTCGTCCATCGGGTCAGACTCCGCGTACCGAATCGCAGCTGCCGCGAGCCGCTTCGACGGTGCGCGGCGTGGAACGCGGCCGCCCTGCGGGGCCTGCAGCGACATCGACACCGGGCGCCCGCGCTTCTCGCGCTTCAGGTGCCCCCAGCACGCGCGGGTGATTCCGTCTCGGAGGTACCGGACACCTGGCCGCGTGCACTCGCCGACCTGGCACAGGCTCACGTGATGATTCTCCCCGGCGGTGGGGCCTGCGCGATGCCGACGACCTTCTCGGCGAGGTCGACCACCGGCAGGTTCAGATACGCCTCGAGCTCGTCGAGTCCGCAGCTGCAAGGCACGCCGAGGCACTGCGTGGCGTGCATCAGCGGCGCCATCAGGTTCAGCATCGCGCCGCGGTCGAAGGCGATGGCGGTCACGATGTTCTTGAGGAAGTCGAGGCGCTGCGCCTGCTCCTCGACCTTGCGGTGCATGAGCATGATGGCCTGCGCGGGCTCGACCGGCTGGCCGAAGATCCGCTGCAGCAACGCGACGGCCTCTTGCCCCTTGCTCACGCCGGCTTCTCCGGGCAGCGGTGACTCGCCTTCGCGGCCTGCACCGCCTCGTGGTCGTGGTTGAACCTGAACGAGGCCGGGTCGTTCACCTTGAGCTCGAGGAGCAGCCGCCGGTCGGTCTTCGAGGTGATGGTGCAGAGCCCGTCGCACTCGTCACACCGCCAGTACGCGATCGTGACGTACGCGAGGCCCTCCTCGTTGTCGTCGAAGCGAACCAGCTGCAGACCGAGGTCGTGTGCCTCATCGACCTTGAGATCGCGCGTGAGATCGAAGCTCACTTCGCGCCCGCCGTCTCGCCGGCGTCGCGCCGCGCGATTTCCTCGACGACCCACTTCGGCGGGTTGGAGACCTTCGCGAGAATGTCCGCGTCACGGAGGAACCACCGCTCGTCGTCGGTCTGCCCGGCCGCCTGCCCTTTGAACACCTCCCACACGACGATGTCGCCGGGGTCGCAGGTGCGGACCTTCGGGCCGACGCTGACCACGCGCCCGAGGTTCCACTTCCGCAGGTCGTTCATCACCAGCACGATGCCGCCGGCGGACTTCGTCGGGCGGAGGTTCTCGACAAGCACGGCGTCGCCGACGGCTTTGAAGTTGAGACGTTCGTTTTGCAAGGCGCAGGCTCCGAACCGCGAGGTGGAGTCACGGAAGCCCGCCGTTCTCTGGCTGTCAAACGGCGCGGAGGAAGTCGCGCTGGTCGCGGTCGAGCCGGCCCGCTGCCACCAGCCTCGAGCGGACGGTGCGCACCGTCGCCTGCGGTGCTCCGGTCTCGCGCCGGACGTCGGCCAGGGTCGCGCTCGGGTTCCGCTGGTACACCTGCTCGATCGCCTCGCGGTACGAGAGGCGGCCGGCGATTTGAACCTTCGCGTTGCGCGTCATCGTGCTGCCTCCTTGCACTGGTGAGCGGGAGAACCGGGGCAACCACAGTGCAGGGCTCCGCACCTCGAACACTGCGCTTGGCGCTGCCCGTGGAGACACATCGCGACGTAGTCGGCAGCGCCGCCCTCGCGCCGAACGCGACCTTGCTTCACCTTCGGCCCGGCACCGCGGCTCGAGCCCTTCGACACCGTGCGCAGGTTCGCCGCAGCCGTGCTGGCGGTGCCGGTCCCGAGGTCGCGCCACTCGCGCTCGTAGGTGAAGCACACGCCGGAGTCGGTCACGGCGCGCAGCACGCCGGCGCCGTCGTACGCGTAGCGGGTGTGGGGGATGTGGCTCAACGCGTCCTCCAGATCAGCAGCAGCGAGTTGACGTTCATCGAGCCCTGATTCACCCCGCGCGGGTTGCCGGGGAACCCGTACGAGGCGCGACCGGGCGGGTAGTGCGTGGTGACCACCGTGCCGCCGCGCGAGCGCCGGTCGCGAAACGGCTCGATGAGGTTCTGCCAGAAGTCCTGCTCCTGGCGGTTGCCGGGGAGAATCTGCGCGGTGAACTGGTGTCGGAAGTTCCGCGGCAGCTGATCGCGAATCCACCGCGTGACCTGCTCGCACTCGTCCCACGGGCCGTTGACGAAGTTCTTCTCGAGCAGCATGCGCACGTACGCGTTGTCGGCCTTCGTCCACCACTCGACGCCCCAATGCGACTCGGGGTGTGCGAACGGGTCGAGGTCGAACTCCCACGGGTGGTCGAGGTCGAGCTCTTCCGACACGGTCGCCTTGACCCACGCCATCAACTCGCGCGTGGTGAACCGGCTGTTCGGATCATCCTCGGGCTTGAGGATGGTCTCCGGGAACATGTCGACGATCGCGGCGTCGGTCATCGCGGCTCCGGGCCAGGCTTGGCGCTGCGGTCGATGGTCCCGGCGCGGCTGTGGCACCGGATGCACTCAAACGCGCCCTCGCGGCCCTCCTGCGCGATGTGGCAATCGGCGCATTCCCAGACGCAGCGAGCTCCGCCGGTGAGCGCCTGCTTCAGCGCCAAGTCGAGCGGTCCGTTCGCGTCGCGGCAGTCGCACTCCTCGCCGCGGAAGAAGGCGCAGCCGTCGATGTGGGTGTGCGTGGCGCCGAGGGCATGGTCGACGAGCCGCCTGACGGTCTCGCGCGGCAGGTCGAGGCCCTGCCGGAGGAACTGCGCGCACCGCTCGAGCTCGTCGCGCGTCACAGGCTCACCACCAGCCACGCGATGGCGCTGAGGCCGAGCAGGCCGGCGACGATGAACTTCACGACGCGGTGCTCGAAGCGCTCCCGCTCGCAGTTGCCGCACGGGCAGGGGTCGTCGAGGTTGTGCTCGTAGAGCTCGCGCTGCTGGTGCGCGAGGTGCCGGCGGTGCTGCGTCAGCATGTCGTCGAGGCGGTCGTTCATTTGCGCACCAGCGAGCGGAGCCAGACGATCTGCCGAACCATCTCCTCCACGGTCGAGGCCTGCATGCCGAGCGCCTTCGCCAGGGTCGCCAGGATGCCGCGCAGTTCACCTGCTTCGGTGTCGCCGCGCCGCTTCTCGATCTCCGCGCGCAGATACACCGCGAGGTCGAGCGCCTCCTGGTACGCGTCGACCAGGTGGTCTCGGCCGTTGTCGTACTGGTGGCGCGTGCCGTACTTGCGACTGCCCCACTGGTCCCGCTCGCGCATGTCGTCGATGACGAGCTGCCACGTGGGGACGGCCTCGCCTGCCGTGGGGGCCGGCTGCGCTTCGTTTGGGTTCATTGGGCGACCTCGCGCTCGACCGGCAGCGAGCGGTGCGCCCAGCGCGGGGAGCCGCGACCACCGGTGACCTTCCCCCATGCGCTCCCACCCGGGTCATCCTCGAACCGGTCATTGTCGAGGTAGAACTTCGAGCCGCCGTACTCGACGCGCACGGCCTCGCGCGTGGTGCCCTCGAGCCCCGCACACCACCAGCCCGACGGCACCGTCTTGGCGACGATGACGCGAACGACGGTGCACGGCGTCGGCTCCCAGTTCCAAAACGTGCGGGGCTTGCGCGACCGCGCGCGATCGATCTGCTTCTCGAACTTCTGCTTGAGCCAGCTCATGCGGCCTCCGGGGGTTCGTCG